TACATATTTGATTAAGTATGCAATAGATTACCTCTTCATTTTTGGGAAATTTGGTAAATAAAAAGTGAAAGTAATTTAAATTATTAATTTGGATTTCCGTTATCCTTTATAGAACTAAATTAACTTTCGTTTCTTTAATTCCTTCTTAAGATCTTTTTCTGAGGATGAATTATCGGCTAAGTTTGACTTTAACTTTATTATCTTGGCTTTTGTAGTTTCACCATAGATATAATTTAAAGTCAAACCTAGTTAAAATTTGAAATTAAAAAGCTGAGTCATTAGTTTGACTCAGCTTTTTTCATTTTCTTTACACTGAAAGATTTAATCGGCATTTTTAGAATATCTTCCAAAACAATTTTGATTAAATCTTTTTTAATGGTTAAAGACATTGGATTATCTTTATTTTCTACTAAAGTAAATTCTTGATCTTTAATATCATATAAAGATTCAGTCAAAAGATCACTTGATTTAATATTTGAAACTTTAATTGGTGTTTGCATTAAGCTTGCCTCCATTCTGATTTATCTTGTGCTACTTTCTTATTAATAAAGCCTTTAATTTCCCACATTCCATCATATCCGAATTCATCTTTGAGAAACATTTCAATCTTTTCCAATAATTTATGCTTATCCATTGCAGCCGGAGCCTTGACATAAGTTACTTCTCCATCTTCCAGCTGAATTGCATAGTAATTATAAGAAGATTTATAATGTTGCCTTGGTGTTTCCCAGAAATCAATAGTCTTTCTTAACCAGCGATCTTTTTGGCCTACTTTTTCTGCAGGAATACGAATCAAGAACCAGTCATCTTTCCTTGTTCCATCAGATTTGAAAGGAGAAGGACCAGACATATCTGGAACATTGTCCAAATAATCTTCGTTAAGCAGCTTCATAATAAATTAACGAGTAATAGCTTTCTGACCAACAAAAGAACGAAGTGTTTCAGCTGTCGCAGCTAATTCGGCCGCATTGTTCGCCAGTTTGCGCGTGACATTGCTCTGAACTTTAGCAAAAAGGGTACCAGGTTGTGCTTTAGAGAGAATCGTCTGAAGAGAATCAGATCCTGCTCCATTAAGGAATTCGACAAAATCATCAATTTTACGAGCCCATCCTTCAATCACAGAAGCAATTTCCTTATTTCGTTGTTCAATCTGCTGTTGAAGAGCCTTGTCCGTAGCAGGATCAGAGAGATAATCAGCCGGGGTTACATCAGAATCAAGAGTAGAAGCTAAAGCATCGGTTTCAGAATTTTCTACACCATCTTCACCCGGAGTTTTATCAAGATTATTTTCTATATCCTTAGCTAAGTCAATATTTAATTCAGCTTCCAATAAAGTCCTAAACGTATCTTTATAAAGATTTTTCATGCGTAACTTTATTTAAGTGTACTTTAAATATTCCACAGCATGTCACAGGGAAATCAATATTCCGTAGGAAAAGCTCCTTCCCCTTTTAAATTATCTGTTAACCCTGGGTTTGAATTTGATAATTCTCCTAGAAGAATGCAAGAATTTTTAGGAATCAGGGGAGAATTGGAAGCTTTAAACAATCAGCATAAGCAATTAATCGGCAATTTAGATAGTTTATCTGGAGATTTTATTGGTTTGTTTACTAATATGTCCAATATTCGCAATAAGTTAAATGAAACTTTAGCTTTACCTGGGCTGGATAAAATGCACCTGGACGAATTAAGGAAAATGATAAAAATAGTGGATAAGCTTAACTCGGTAATTGTTGGAAAAATTATTCCGATGATTGATGAGTTAGGAAAATAATCAGATAATAAATTATGACTGAATTATTCATATCATTAATCGTTTTTCTTTTCATTGCGGATATTGCCGTTTATTATTTCTTTATCAAGCGGAAAGTAAACCTTCTCAATAAAGAACGAGAAGAATTCGAGCAGGAAGAAGAGGAGTCCATTAATGAGTTTGTACAGAAATATAAAGAACTTGATGAAGAGCTAGCTCAGCGAGTTGAAGAAATTCAGGCTCTGAATACTGTAGTTTTTGATTGTCCTTGTAATCATAATACAATTGCGGTTCCTATTGACTTATCCAAGGAAGAAAATACATTTGTTTGTCCCGAATGTAAAAATGAATATCGTGTCAATATCAACATGTTCCCGGTATTAAAGGGAAAAATTGTTGATGAACATAATATGTATGATTTATTATCTGAGAAATATAAAACAACTAAAAAGTTTAACTCAGATGAAAAATAAGAAATTGACCGGTGCAGAATTAGAGGCTAGAGAGAAACAAGTTGTAACATTTAACGACGGAACTCAGATGACTCTTCCTTTATTGACAAGATGGGCTTTATTAATTGAAGCGATTAATTTAATTTGCGACGAATATTATGAACGAGATATGGAATTTACAGTTGATAATATCGTTAAGAAAGCTAAACCGCATAAAGCTATTAAAAAATATATTGATGAGAGATATTTTGCAGGATTACAAGATTTAATTCTTGAAAATAATTTCTAAAACGATTTTTAAAAGACTTTGGATAAATTTCCAAAGTCTTTTCTTTTATTCTAATATTAATTTTTAAAGATTAATTTAGAATTTAATTTTAAATTTAAATCAGTAGAAGATCTCAATAAATATTCAAACAAGAAAGCTTTATAACATGGCAACAGAACAAAATAATAGAGACGTAGCAAAAAAGCCAATTTCAAAATCTTTCCGAGGAATTTTACGTGTTTCTCCAGCCGATGATGGTTCAGATACTGGCATTGGATTAACTCCTGTTCCTGTTGCTGATTCAATGGGTAATAATTCTGTATTGTCTATTGGCACCGAACATATCGAAGTTCAAAAAGAAATTGTTAGCCAAACTCAATTGAGAGATAAAATTACATTTGGCACTCAAACTAATGTTCCTACTGTTGCCCCTGCTAAAAACAATATTCTTATCGGTGATAATGCCGGAAATTATGAACATCAGGATTTAATTGAAATTATTAAACAGTTTGTCACTGATAATCAAATTATGGAGCAAACTGTTCCAGTTGGTACTGTTATTCCAGTTGCGATTGCTCAAAAAGATCTTAATTTACTCCCTCAACGATTTAGGGATTATTATGACTTTGCCGATGGTCAAAATCGACATTCGTTAACAGGGCAAGAATATAATTTTGATAATTTCCCTGATTTGTACCGAATGGTAGTTGGTACTAGTAGATTATCTTATAAAAGATTAAGACTTAGTCTTCCTATTATTGCAGCATCTTTATTTCATGAAAATAATATTACTGCTTTAACTAAATTAGAAATAAATTCTTTACAAGCTCAGGGAGATTTAGATTTTGAGCTAGTTAAAAATGAACTCCAACTTAGCAATATTGAATTTAATACTACTGATACATTTGAAAATCCACCGGTAAAAATTAGTTGGCAACAGACTGGTAGAATTATTAATTATGAACAAAGTATAGGTCAGGCTACTCATGCAGAATATGTCTATTTGCCTGCTGGTACAGTTGTTCAAATTCAAGGTGCTCGATATACTTTTGGCGGAGATTCTTATACACTAAGTGCTTATATCTATGATAAAGAAAAATTAAATTTGTCAACGTTTGGTGTAGATGGATCACCATTAATAGATACAGTTGATAGTAGATCTTATTCTATTCCTAAAGATGGAATTTATTGCTTAATAATTCCAGCAACTTTAGAAAAATTTACATTTCAGCAATTACCAAAAATAAATGTAACAGTTCCCGAAATGGAATGTACTATAGATACTACATATAGTTCCAGTGCCAAGACATATGTAGAACTTTCTGAGGACTATGCCAATTATATTTTATATTGTCCGGAAGAAGTCACTAATACAGCTCAATTTACAAGCGATCAGTATACTTTTAATTTTAATACTATCACATCAGCTAATTTAGATGTTTGGCAATCTTGGAATCCAGATAATGAAGGTATTAAAAGGCATCTTTATCTTGTATTGGAGGGAACCAGCTTGCCTTATAATGATGTACCATTAGTTCTTGAAGGAATATTAACAACAAATATTGCTTCTTTTAATATTAATAGAAGTGGCGAATCTGCTTATGATTATGAACCGTCTTTATATTTGAAGAAAGGAACAGTAATTACTGCACAAGGTCTTGGTATTATATCAAGTGGTGTAAGAACACCATTGCCTGTTACTATCTATACAAATGGAAATAGTACACTTTTAGCTACCATTAATGAACAAAATACTTATACTATTCAAAATGACGGATATTATAATATTCATGTACCATCTAAATGGTGGTTAAATTTTGATTCTAATCCATGGCGAATTCCATTTTTACGATTAAGTCAAGGATTAACTTCAATTACTTTTAATACTACAGCTTATCCAGTTACTTCACATTTAACAGTAATTGGGGCTAGCGGACAATTTAATTTGCCGGACTTAAGAAATAGGTTTATTCGTGGAGCTTCTACTACATCTTCTACTATTACAAGTGAAGGTACATATACTATTCCTGCCCATGCTCCTCTTAATATAGAGGATCCTCAGACTAACCCATACGTCTTAAGTTCCCTTTCAGGAGAAGGAAGTACTAAGAGCACTTTTAAAACTTGTGTTCGTTCTCAAAATTATGGAGGAGGCGCCTTATATGTTGGTGGTACCGGGGCATTTACTCAAACTTATGTAAGTCAGGCAAGTGCTCTTTCTCATTATAGAAATGACCATTGGACATTTGCAAATGCTCAATATGAATTAGACCTAAGTAATTTAGTAGGTCCTATTACTGCTAAAGAGACTAGACCTTATAACATATCTCTTTCTTATTTGATTAAAGTAAAATAGCTTTTAAGTTTATAAAAAAGACGGTGAGAATATTCTCACCGTCTTTTTTATTTGACTTTAATAAGGTAAGCTAAAGATATATTATAAGGTCTAGTTTCTCGTGGAGTCATATTATTTTGACTTACTTGACTACTGAAATCTAATTTATAAGTCGCATATCTTGACGGCCCGTTATGCTTTCTATGTCCTGTCCCATTAGAAGTATTAACAAGTGAAAAACATCCAGTTGCTTCAGGATTAGCTTGATAGATAGAACAGAAGAAAGTTCCTGACATTCCATCAATTATAAGTTTACTATTGTATGGGTTAGTCTGAGGATCCTCTATATCAAGAGGGGTATGAGCAGGAATAGTATAAGTACCTTCACTCTCTCAATTTACCTTGGATATGGAAAGTATCAATAGTAAAATCAGCAATATTTTCAGTATTATAAGTCATTATTGGACTTGCAATTCCATATCCAAGCTTAAGATTACGATATTGCCTCATATTAAGGTCAAAATATTTTAAACATACATTTTTATATTCTGTACCATTAGCTTCAAGAACATCCATTCTGAACAATTTACCATAATTTTCAAAAGAAAATCGAATTGTTACAGAATTTAAATTTAGTATATCAAAATTTTGATCTGTTTTAAACTCGGCTATATATAAATCTTGCAGAGCTTGAATAAAGATAGGACAATTATAAGTAGAAGGATCTACAATTTGGTCCGTAACAATATCTTTAACTTGTACTTCATCAAAATAAACATTTTTATAAAAATCAAGCTGGTTTTTATAAAATTCTTTTGTGGAATCAAATAAAATACTAAAAATATTATTATTTTGAAATCCTTCTGTATTAAATGGTTTTTGGTTAGAAGCCAAACCATTTATTGAATAAGGATAAACATGGTCCAAAAGAAAATCATATTGAATATTATTATATCTTAAGGATAATTTTTCATTATTTTTATTAAATCCTTCTCCAATTTCTCCTTTTGTAGAATAATCGGTCAAGCCAGACCTAATTGTGCTGGCTCCAAAAGATTCGGTATTAGAAGAATTAACAAGAAAAATAGAAAATCCCAATTCTTTATCTGAAGTATTACTAGATTTAAGTTTAAATGAAAATGTAAGGTTTTCCTTTAAGTCAAAATTTTCTTTAGAAATCCAATTTTGACTTATCGATTCCGGAGGTAAAATTACCGGGGATTGTAATTTTAAGGGATTATACATTAGTGAATAGTATATTTGATAACTGTTCCACTATAAGTTACAGTAACAGAAGAAATATCTTCCCAGTTAGGAGCTCCGGACGGCCAAGTTGACACATTGACAAAACTATTAATTCCAGGATATTCTGAATTCTCTTGTACATCAAATGTTGGAATATTAATATTTGTTTCAGGAGCTGAAATTAATGCGTATTCCACCTTTGTAAAATTGGCTTTAGTAGAATTAACATTGAATATATCAATTGAAATACTGGTGACAGGAGTTCCTGAACCTTCATAAGTTACCTGGCGAATAATTGGATTATTGGCAGTATAATCAGCTAAATTAAGTGTACCAATATAATTTTTAGCAATAACTTGTCCATCTGGAGGAATAGAAATAGGTGAAGTTAATTCTAACCTATTTGTCCCATGCAGTAAATCAATACTACTGCTTGCTACTATATTTTCTACGGGCTCGGTAGCCAACTCTATGGTCCATACTCGAATTCCTCCAAGGTTATCACCGATAACACTTCCCGGAGTATTGCCACTTCCTAATTCAACATGATAAATTTCAGGCGGTTCCGGTAATTCAAAAACTGGAACAGCATACCGCTTATATCCTTTTCCTGTTTTTGTAGTTCCCATATCCATTAAAATCATGCCGCCGGAAAAAACAGTCATTGGATTGGGTGCGTTAAGCCGATCTTCTTCAAAAAGGCTTACTACACTTCTATCATGACCAGCCCATTTAATATCATCATCAAAATAATCAGAAATAGATCCATTATAAGCAGTAGAGGTAGAATCATTTACTGCTAAAACATCGCCAATACCAGGCTTTAACCCGGTGATTTGATTAGTTTCATCATTAATGACTGTTACTTGAGGATCAATTTGAAGATTTAAATTAGAATCAAGAGTAATTCCACCGGAACTTTCTCCTAAACGATTAGTAATGACAGCATTTACAGTACCGACTTGTTTATTATCTACAGTTATTAATGTATCATTCTTTTCACCGGCTGGAACTTTAATAATTTTAATATTTCCAGTCGTAGAAAAATAATTAGGATCTAAATTAATTTGAATAAGAGATCCAATAATTGTGAAATAGTCAGAACTAAAAGTTTCAGTAGAAAAATAATCAGCGGTTATACTTCCTTGAGGAATTGTTAATTCACTATTAACAATTTGAAGAATATTTTGAGGAGAATTCTTAATATTGACAGTATTTCCCGAGGTAATAGAAATACCGCTCCCGGCAGTAACAGAAAATGCTCCAGAAAGAACCTGAAGTTCATTATTTGCATTATATGCCAGAGTAATTCCGTCTACTTTAGGGGAAATATCTTCCCAATTAGAGGCTCCCATCCTCCAAAGCTTATTATTGGCATACATTAAGTCTCCGGAATAAGACCGCGGCTCAGTATCAGGAGAAGGATCACTGGAAGCAGGCCCAATAAAAGTTAAATTAGATGTAATAATACCACCAACTGTTTCCGGACCAACAGAAGCTTCATTATTATCTCCTACTCCAATGAATAAACGTTTTGTATCTGTTTCATAAACAGGTTCGCCTTCTTGGAAAGAAGTTTTTAATCGCTGTTCTTTTAAACCACGACGAAATTTAATAAGAGATGAAAATTGTTGAGCCATTAGATGATTCGGTAAGAATTAATGTTATAATTAAGCGTACTAATAAAACTAGTCTGCATTTTCTTGATGATATTTACTTGAGTATTATAGATTGAGGTAAAGCATCTATTGAGGATGATTGATGTTAACTCATTCTCTCCCATGAAGAAATTTTCTTTATCAGAACCTAATTCCTGGAAAGATGAATCAGGCTTAACATGGTCATAAGTCATCAACCCGTCAATGCTGTAACCTCCAACAAATGTTCCGAAAATATATTTCTTAATTTCTGATAAGTTAAAGAAAAGTTTATAAAGAATTTTATTAAATGTAAGGACATTATAGTATTCTTGATTATCTTTAAAGCTTAATTCTTCTTCAGAATAAACGTTAATATCAGATTTTAATAAAGAAGACTTTAAAATATTCGGTTCTTTAAAGAAAAGGATAACATTCTTATAAAGTTTAGAAATAACTTCCTCTTCTTTAACAACAAATGTTTTACCTTCAACCTTTTCTGGGGTATTTTGAGCAGAAGGACGGTATTCATCTACAATATCACCTGTATTCACTAAAACTGGTGGGTTAACCCTGCCATCCAGATTTATTTTAAGGTAGGTATAGTCTCTATTCTTATCATAATAAAGAAGTTTATTGTCTGTGTAATTATCTACTCTTTGCAACTTTCCTTGTCCATAATAACTTCTATTATCAATGATATTAAAAATAACATCTTCATTTAATTCAGGAGTTCCTGTTATGGAAAAACAAACATTTTGAGGATAAGCGGATAATTCTGTAGAACGATCATAATCCCAAGGAATTAAATTATTCCCTAAGTCTTGAACATTTTCCCAGGGCATGTAAACATTTTCCCAAACTAAATCGTCGAGAGTAATTGAACGGTAATAATAAGAAATAATTCCAATCGGATAAGTTAATTTAGACAGCTGAAATTTAACAATTCGTTTATTAGTAACAATATAGAAATAATTTGAATTATTATATGAGAAATCAATTTTTTTAACGATTTCTTGATTATAGATTGGCTCATCTGAAGAAGGTTGTCCATCTTCAGGATTATACCAGTAAGTTTTAAGTAGTTCAAGATAAAGAACTTGATAATCACCCAAGTATTCTCCTTTATTAGAGAAAATATTAATAATAATTTTATCTGCAGCTTCAGTAATTACCCAAATTGAACCTTTTTCTATAGTTTCTTCATTAAGAATAAATTCATAAGGGCAAATTGACACTGTTCTTGTATTTTGACGAATAAATCCGCCTGAACGAATGGTAAATTTATGGTTGAAGAAGTTATCGAGAACTTTGATTACATTATTTCCTTTATCGAAGACAGTGATTGTATTATCAAATGCCGCAATAGATTGTGGATTATTAAATCGATAAGGCTGATTTAAATCTCCAAAGCCTTGAATTTGGTCAACAAGCATTATTCTATTTGTTGCAGCTCCTCGATCAGATAAACATTTGGAAATATCATATTTAAAAAGACCATTTAACTGATTATCAATTACATACAAGTAATTTCCATCTAAAGCTATCCCAGAAATATTTTTAAATGAAGCTGAGTCAATGTTATTTGGATCAATTTTAGAAAATGTAAAGATATTCAAATTATTGACATTAGAACCACTAATATTTTGATTATTAATTGAAGAGATTTCTTCAAACATTCGTTGATTTAATTCTTCAGCATGGTCTCCTTCATTTAATAAAGGATCTGAACTTTGCTGTAATTCATCATAAGGAAATAAGTAAAGGTTCATCAGCTGAATAGAAGTAGATCTTCCAATAAAAACAGCATATAGTTTCATTGGGTTTCCATCGGCATCTTTCTTATCAGTAAATTTATTAGTTGGAACAACAATACTATCAATAATATCTTCAGTTCCCCAATTATAACCCTCAACAGTATCAGGCCAATCTAATTTATTCCAAATATTTTGGGGAGTACTATAAGATATGTTGGAATAAAACCATCCGTCTACCGGGCCAAATTCAGTTTTATCTTCAGAAGCAAATGGTCTATGGGGAGATAAAACTGGGATTTTTTCGCTTAAAGGCAAGTCATTTTGAGCAATAAGACAATTTTTAAAGATATAGGTGTTATTTGCTTCTAAATTATTAATAATTTTATTAATAACAGATGCTTTAAGGAAATCGTTAGCTGCAAAAGTACAATCAGCTAAATTATAAGGCAATTTAAGATCAACATCTAACAATCTATCAAAGAAATCATTAGATAAATTAATCTTTGTTGTATAATTATTACCTATGACTAGTTCTTTTTTATCATCGAATGTATAAGGAATATTATTTTCTACAAGAACATAGCCTTCATAAGGTATTTGTTCTTTTGTAATCGGATCAATTAGAAAATATTCATTAGTAGAATAATATTTTTTCGTCATTAGATAAATTTAATTTCCTTAATGTTTAATGGAACTGCAAGTTCTTCATTGATCTTTCTAAGAATATCCAAAGAAAGATTTTGCTGGTCGCTTAATTTAGTAATACCGGAATTTTTAATATTAATTCTTATGGTATTGGACATATTAGCAGGCGGATTATATTTGAAATAACGAATAATTTCTTCAAAATTATTACGTTGTCCGCCTGGTAAAGTAATAGTTAGAGGCTCTAAATCAGAAAAAGATAAAAGAAGGGCTTGTCTTTCATCTTCAGATAATAATTTAGAATAAAGTAAAAAGTTTTTAATTCTAAAATTAACCGCATTAAAAGACTTTTCATCTTTAAATCCTAAAAAGTCATTTAAAGTTACTGCATTTTTATAAGATGCCGTTCCTAAAATAAATGGATAATTAAAAACATTCTTTAAATTATAAACATTAGGATTGATAGTAATTTTTCTTTTAATGGGAAGAAGTTGTTCATTTTCATAAACTTCAAATACTCCATTATTAAGATCAATAATAACTCGGAAATTATACCATCCTGCAATAATTTCATCTAAAGCAAAGCTATAAACAAATTTATCATTTATTAAAGAACTCTTGGGAAGGTTTAATGAAAAATTAAGAACATTAATATCCCGAGTAGTAATAATTTGAGAATAATTTGTACAAGAAGTTAAATCAGGGCTTACTTCGAAAGTTAATTGATGCTCAGACGACTGATAATTTTGGTCAACTATTAATACATAATAATTAGTAACCTCAAATTCTTTATCATATTTTGAAGTAAAAAGAACAAAATCATTTTCAAGGTTTCCTTTATTATAAATTTTGAGAGCATCTAATCCAAAAGCATTATCGTACAAATCGCCCACAATTATAGATCTTTGCGGACGTTTTGCCCGGTCAAAAAGTTGTAATTCCAACTTTTTAGAATCACTGGTTTTGTTGCTTTGGTATTTTAAACAGGCAAATTGATTTAAATCATTGACTGAAATATCAAATATCCTATTGTAAGAAGTAAAGATGATATTAGCATCCGGTAAATCAATAACCCTTTGCTTATAATCATTTAAATCAATATTTTCAATCTGATAAAGAGCATCTGGCACACGTTCTCGAATACCAAACAAGCCATCTTCTATATTTTGCTTAGTAACTTGAATATACGGGAAAGCGTATGCCGTATCATCTTTATCAATAAAGATTGAATTAATACCCTGAGAAGTAACTGTCAATAAAGATTCAGCTACTCTTAAATCCGGACAATAATAATTTTGCTCTTTACTAAATCCTGTATCATCTAACAGATAAACATATGTACTTTCTAATAATCCTTCTGGTAAAGGAGCGATGTCGGAATTTTGTGTACGATATACCTGTTTTCCGTTTAAATCAATATGGTCGAAAACAATATTATTATCATTTTCACCGGCTGATGAAGAATAATATACCGGATAAAGTTTATTTTGAGTTAAATCGGTAACTTTATAAACTAATCTTGAAGTTCCGGGAATATATGCCATTAATTCAGATACTTCATCTGTTGTTCTATCAAGATCAAGAACATAAAAATGCCTAAAAATATCTGTTTGATTATCAGGAAGATTAAATTTATATTGCTTGTCAATAAGATAAAAAAGTTTATTATTAATAATATTAACTTTTTTAAGAACTTCATTCTCGTTAACAAGCTTAATTCGTTCTTTGAGAATCAAGTCATAAGAAACAATATAGACATATTCTGAACCAATAATAGCAAAATCTTCATAGGGAATATTAAGGGCTAAACCTAAAATTTCCTCATTATTTTTGTATAAATGTTGAATATCAAGTTGCTTGATAATATCAAAATTAGTATTATGTAATGTTACGATAGCATTTGACAAATTATTATTAGAATCATAGTAATTGTCAAAAGTATAAAGAAATGGGGTAACATCATTAAGATTACTGATGCTTAATCCATTAGTGGAAGAATTTGCAAATAAATCAAGCCCATAAACTTTATCTGAATCAAGATATATATCAAAATTCAGGTCCAAAATACCAGAATTTTTAATATTGAGATTATTAATTGTTACTACTTCTTCATTACTGGAATAAGAAGATAATTCATATTCTTTGGCATCAGAAATATTAGAAATAATCGCATTAACTTGATCTTTTCCCACCCTGGAATAGACATATTGTCCATTTTGTTCAAACATCAGGTCGCTTTGCTTGTCAAAGTAAGGTGCGTCCTGAATATATGAATAGAATAATTCATCAGATTGAATATAATCTTTGTCAATAATGTCATTAAAAGAGGCAGGATCAAAATTAACTTTGCCCTTTAAAGCATCTTGCTTGGAGATAATATTAGGATAATAATAACGGTCTAGCCAAATACCGTATGGATTTGATTTAGACTGGTATAACCATGTATGAAGATACCTTCCATTATTTGAAAAAACAGAATTGGTTTGTAACTTTTTAACTTTGTCAGATAAAAATGGGTTAGTAGAGCCAAAAGATCCGTTTTTAACAAATTTGGTATCATTGATATTAAGTTTTTGGAAGGGATATAAAGCAACTCCTCTATCATTATCTTCATTTGCACCAATAGAAAAGGCTAAATCTTCCCCAGGATTGATAATATATTCAATATCATAGAAAATATAATTTAAAGTAACAGTAGAATTGCCAAATTCTTGATTTGTACCTGTTTCTAATGATGTATATTCGCGAAAATCTACATTAGGATCATTATTTGTTCCCGTATTAAGATAATCTCCTCTTATTGCGAAGTTTTTAGGAGAAAGATGATTTTTTAAAGGAATAATATTGAGTGTTGTGGAAAATTTATCATCAATATTGTTATATTGAAGATGAAAAAGGCATTGGCTCTCTAAATTATACGCAGATTTTTCTGTATTTACATTAGCAAAGTTCCTATCTTTATAAGAAATCCAGGAAGTATTGATATAATCTGTTAAATCAGTAAATTTATCAGTAATTGTTGAAATTACATTGTAGTTTTTTCCATTATAATTGACCAATGGAGCAAGGTCTGGATTAGATACCAAAGTAAGTTTAGTATCGCTCATAGAATCAGGACCAAGACTTCTTAATCTTCCATTATAGCTGTCAAGTTGAACAATTTGACCAACATATTGTGGATCAATATAATAAAGAAGGTTTTCTGGAGAAGTTTGAGGAACTTTCAACTTATAATTATTTTCCGAAGCTTCATATTTCAAATTATATTTGGCAGAAACCCACATATATGTGCCGTCTTGCCTTTGTACTTTATAATCATCAGTACAAGCAAGATAAAAAAGAAAAGTATTTCCAGTTTTAATAAAGTTAAACTGACCAAATACTTCGGCTAAATCTTTTTGAGAAGAAAACCAAAGATCATCACAAGGTCCTCCGGTATACTGGTTTAGCCTATAATCCCATTTTCTGTTAATGAGATAATAGTCAGTTTTACCGTTAATATGTTTAATATAACATTTATTAGTCCCCTCAATATATTCAATAATAAACAGATAATTTTGTTGAATAGCCGGATCAATTCCCTGGGCTAAAACTGTTTCAACTGAATAAAGAGTAAAATCAGTGTCCCAAGTTAATTTATGGTCCGGTGTAAGATTAATATTTTGTTGATTAAAGTATAGAAAAGCAGGTTTACCTTCTAAAATGAAAGTAATAGGAGTAATATAACCATTTGTTTCATTTTCTTTAATATTAGCCTTTAACCAGTTAGTGTATAAATCTTTTTTACCCAGGAAAAAATAAGAATAATTATTGACCGTAAGATCATTTATATTTTTAAGGGCATTATAAAGATTAAAATTAAAAGATTCAGAAGTTGAGTAAGAGGTATTGAGAAACTCTAAAGAATTATCCAAATAAGATAATTCTAAATTTTTAATTTCACTAAATGGCTTTGACTTTAAAGGCCTGATACTCATTGAGGATATTTAAAGCTCAATTAAGAATCGAGACTATGGGAATTTGAGCATCTAAATCATTAGGAATTTCACCAGGAGTTTGTGATTTATTAATTTTAAAAATCACA